ACAGATTGAAGACCCTTATCACGAACTTCAACTGATACATTCATCCAGGGCATAGATGCATACTCATGTACGTTAAAGTGCTTCCAGGCGTCTTCTCGTAGCACTGATGCCCCATATGGACGGAAGTTCTCACGCTGCTTTACTCTACTGTTTAAAACATCTTTCATGTTTGTGAGTCTAGGGTTGGCAAGAATACTCCTATGACCTAACGCACGAGGTCCAATCTCACCATGACCTTGATACCATGCAACAATATTACCTGCTGCTAACTCCTCGGCAACTATTTCGATAGTGCCATCGTTAACTTCCTCAGGTGCTTCATCTTCCTGCCAGAATGGGAATCCAGTAGCATCAAATTCTTCTAAATGATAGTGCTGCCTAAGAAACTCTACTGCACCAAGTGACAATCCACAATCATTTGCATGTGGAATAGTATTAATCTGTTGTCCTCTCTCAGTGATACGTCCATTGAATACACAATTAAGTGCCACACCACCAGTCAGACCTACTAGGTTCTCACCATCACCAACATAGTCTGCTAGTTTATTTGCTGTCATCTCATGAACAGTGCGTAACCAGTTGATATCAAAAGACTCATCCCACTTGCGAGTCCATTGATCAAAGTTCCAAATATTTTTAATCTGATCAATAGAAAATTGATCAAGGAATTGCATATAGTTATGGTCTATGAGACCATATGCTGCTAGTCCCATGATCTTACCAGCAAGATCTAGACCATGTGGAGTGACATCTTTCAGTCCTAAGGTGGCACCAACCTTTGCCATCTCAATACCGATGGATCCAGTAGTGTTTACGTCATGGGCAACTTTAAGTTTTCCATTTTCAAACAAAGAATGCGACCGATCGTTACTACCATATCCATCAAAGACATAGTTAGTATCTGGGATGCCTACTGGCCATTGCGAAAGCACATGCGCCCAGTGATGGTCTATTGCAAATGTCTTACAAGGCAATCCGATATCTATCTCACGATAGAGTTCATTCTCATCAAAGGTTATTTGATCACTAACAATACATAAGGCATCGACCTCATTGATATGAACACCCAACTCATCAGTAAGGTCTTGCCACTGCCACGTATTGTCTAGTCCATGGTGCTTGATATGAAAATATCTCTCCGTGGAGAGATACTTTACTTTGGTTCCATCAGTGTAACAAATGTTGGAGTCATGGTCTTCGACTCTCAATCCAATAAATTTCATTTAGCAATCATTACAGTTTTCTTTGTTCCACTTTTTGCGGACTTTTTTCAATTGTTTCAACTCAATCTTGATATTGGCATAGGCAGTCTCAGCATCAAGTTTCTGTGCCATTTCCATGGCACAAATCATACCAACTCTTGTTCCGAAGAGTTGGATCGCTTTATCATAACAATCCATTTCCTCATACATGGTTAGGTTTCAGCAACGACTTTCTTCTTCCCAATATTATACTTACTTTCGAGTGTCCATTCTTGCTTATCTTTATAAGAAAGAACTTTGATCTGATTCAGAGGAGCAATCTCAACTAAATCATCACCCTGAAACTCAACTAGACCCCAATCGAGTAGCAGTTTAGCAATACGATTTCTTCTTTCGATATCATTCTTAGTAATGTTTGCTGGTTTACCGTCAAGAGCAAACAACTCTTTGAAATGAACGATGTAATACTTACCTTTCTTATGCAGAATATGACAGGATTGATACAGTTTACGATCTTTACGAGACGCTACACCAATTCTGGTTAGAGTTTCACGCACTTTCAAGAAGTCATCAGGTTCTTTAAGTGCAACTTCCAACATCATATCCTGAGACCAGGTGATCTCTTCACTAGTCATCTTGAATTTCCTCCAACATTTAATTTAGTTTTGATGACTTCCAACTGATCTTTGTTGAGCAGTTTCAGGGCATCTCTCGCCTTGTCGGTGCTATATCCGTAGAACTGTTTTACTAGTTCTAGATCATTTTCTGCCGTGTATTTGTTCCAAGGCGCAAAGCGTTTGGATTTCCTAATACTATGTAGGTAATAATTATATTGCATATCATTGTCCAATTCATAGTGCATATTCATCTGATTGACATGTAAAATACAGTCAAGATGTCCAGCAAGACACTTGTTAACAACAAAGGTTGGATACTTTGCCATGGCACGATCATCCTCATGAAGAGAACCCTGCTTCAAATTGATACCATTGAGGTAATCTTTGAGTTGGTATTCAAACTTGTCCATAAAGAAACTCTTGGAGAGGGTTAACTGGTTCTACGTTGTAGTTACTGATGAGAAGTTCAGACTTCTTATTGTTTACTCGATGCTTCATGCCATAGGTAAGTTGGAAATACCTTTGCTGATAGTCCTTGAACATACGTTCGATCTCTGTATCGACATTGTATGTAATCATCCAATTACTAGGACACTCTTTACATGAATCAGCAAACCGTTCATGATCAAAGTTCTTATGCATCTCAGCATTGGTACCATATAAGAATGATTTGATCCTATATGGTGGGTCAAGGAAAACAAAAGAATCCTTATCATCAAGAAGTTCGGTGTAGTCTAGGTTAGTGATATGCCAATCCCTAATCAGGTCTTGATAGTTTTTTAGATTTCTTGCTCCACGTCTAGTAAAGTTTTGATTTGATGCTGACTCAGAGAAAGAAGAGTTCTCAGTCAACCCTGAATAAGAGCACTTATTAAGAACCCAAAATAGAACAGCTTGACGAAAAGGATCGGCTTTGGATATTTCTTCTTTGCTTCGTATAAACAACTCCTTAGCAAGTTCAGGTGTGGGGTGCTCTTCCTTAATTGCATAACAAACATCAGATAGGTCGTCTCCTTCATCTCTAAGATGTAACCAGAAGTTATAGAGATAGGTGTACTTGTCATTAATCCAGACAGGGATCTCAGGGTTTAACTGTGAGAAATATAATGCCATCGAAGCACCACCGACAAAAGGTTCTCGGTATTCTGTTATACCACCAGGAAACCAGTTGTACAACTGAGTGACTGCTCTTGACTTACCACCAGGATAACGTAGGGGTGTCTTCAATAATTTCATACTGTTGACTCAATTAGATTATAAAGTTTAGTAGCGAAGTCTTCCTTCTCTACTGGAATAACATTCTTAGCAAGAAATGTTATATCATCAACATGGACTCGGAAAGAGATAAGTGCATCTTTGACCTTAGTGTGCTTCATGCAGGATTCCCAGTCACAAATACCAACAGTATACTGCTTGGTATCCCATAGTAGCATGTAGTCAAAGGTTTTTTCAGGTAAACCTAGGTTCGCTCCCTGAAAGTTTTTAAGTGTAATCTCTTTCGTCCAGGGAATCCTCTTACAGAAGAGGTTGTCCATACCCTTAGACTCATAGAAGAGTTCATCTTCTAATCCATAGAAGTCTCTACCCTTATCAGTGTCGCCAACGTACTGTAATTGATTGTCGCTGTACTTAGCAATAGAAATCTCTTGGACTTCTGCTCGGAGTGGTCTCGTCTGTGGTCTCTTTAAACCATCAGTTGATTTGACCACACCAAAGATAGATGAAAAATCAAACCGTTCAGAGTTAATCATAGTATGTTAAGGTTTGCCATTGGTACACCTTGGGGACCAGCATTTACAGGTCCATGAGGCAATGAATTGAAAGACATAGTATAGCGATCTTTGTCCCCACCATGAGGATTGCTATAATGTCTTAACCATCCAGGGAAGATAAGAAGTTTGCCAGGTTCTGCCTTGATATTTTCAAAGGGTCCGTCGAAGTAATCACGAATAATCTCCAAGGTATCAAGATTACGGATATCAACAGGGTCCTGAAAGACAGTATCACTTCCTTCGGTGAAGTAGTATACGCCAGAGAGATAAGAATAATTGTGACGATGAAGAGGATGACCAGCACCTGAACCAGGTGGTGCCCAATTTGCCCAAGACAAAGAGATACGAAGTTCCTGTGCTTGGAGCGCAAGGTCGCAACGAATGTAGTCCAGGCAGTCATGGAAGAATCCAGTTAAAGGCAGCATCTCATCTTCCTTATGTATGTCCCCCCGACTGGTACGAACACCAGCAGGGAAATTATACATCTGCATTTCGAGAGTCTTGATAAACTCCAATGCCTGATCAGAGATCGCCATGTCTTCACCTTCTAGGCGAAACTCATAGACTCTGGTAGGGAATAACTCATGTGTCTTTATCATTTAAACTCACACTCCACCATCACGAAGTCCTGTTCTTGGATTGATTGGAAGTTTGGTTGACTTTTTAACATTGTGACCTTTATTATTAGTATTTACTTTACGAAGACGAGAATTAGCATAAGGGTTACCAACATTTTTCCAGTTCATGCCATTAGCATATTTGTTTTCTGAATCAAGTTTAGTTACCGTTTGAGAAATCTCCACCTCTTCTACATGAGAAAATGTAAACCAAGAACATTCATATCCAGCATCTTCCCAAGTATAAAAGTATTTTTTATCATAGTCGATATGTAATTTTATTCTACATGATTCAAAAAAGTTCCGAACTTCATTCGCATTAGCACTGTTAGGTGTGCCATGAAAGTTGTGCGTATATACATAACGAGTTTTTTTCATTTGAATTCACACCTCATCATCAATTCTGTCATGAATGCAACGAGGTTGATCTCCTGGTCCATGACAAAGTTTGCTTTATATTGATACTCACCGATAACAAGGACTGCTTCGGGAATACTCTTCGGTTGTAAGTATGTATAGAGAGAGTCATACACTTTTCTCATGACAGCATGAGGTTCGTTATCCATATTAGCAACTACCCACTTCTTGACATCAGTAAACTTACGATTCTTCAAGAATTCCATAAGATCAGTCATAGCAATGTCTGACATCTGACCCAGAATACCTGTATCAATCTTACCCTTAGCAGAGTATCTTTGTAGTTCGTTGATTGTACGTCGGAAGTCAGGGAAGTGCTTCATAACAACCTCACGAAGCACTGGGAGTTCAAAGTCAACACGCTCTTGTGCCATAATTGTATGGACACGCTTGAAGAAGGATGCAGCGAGTTGTGCTTTCTCCTTACCCTTGACATTGAATTCAATAACCGAACACCGTGAGTGCAATGGTTGGATGATTTTGTTCTTGTAGTTACAAGTAAAGATAAAACGACAGGTGTTCTGGAACTCCTCAATAAATGCCCTCAGGAGCATCTGCACGTCTTGGGTGGTGTTGTCTGCCTCATCGATGATAAGCACCTTGTGACGTGCCTCAGAGGTCAGGGAGACGGTCGAGACGAATGCCTTGGCACGATTCCTTACAGTGTCCAGGAAACGTCCCTCATCCGATCCATTGATGACATAGTAGTCAGCACCAAGTTCATGACACAGTGCCTTAGCAATAGTAGTCTTACCAATACCAGCAGGACCAGCAAGCAGCATGTTGGGAATCTCACCCTTGTCAAGGAAACCCTTGAACATGGTCGCAGTCTCCTCTGGAAGGATACAATCGTCAACCGTCTGAGGACGGTACTTTTCTACCCAAAGGAAATCATTCATAATTTAGTGTCAAACCCAGTCAGGTTTACGATGTGGAAGTTTAAGATAGTTATCTGCTACCCATGGTTTAGATGCAATATACATTTTGTATGCATCGATGGTAGAGATACTAGTGTCAAGTTTGTACTCATCAGGCATTGCTCTGACAAATGGTGTGGTCTCCTTACCTGAGCGTCCCTGAGGATCAGCAGTAGGTAGGATCTCTTTCGCTGCTAGAAGAGTCTTCTCGCATGTGTGTACTCTACCATACCTAGCAGTGTACTCATCACACATAGCAAGTCCGTGAGCAAGCAACCACTGCCAGTTCATCACAA